GTTATAACCCAAGCACAGAAACCATATCCAGGTAACCACCTAGATGCTTGTGCTAATTGTAAGTTAAGATTTTGTTTGTCATCATAGTTAGTAACAATACGTTCTAGTTTGTCAGCACGCATTTTACTTCTAGTAGAATCATTGTCGTTAGGTACATCTACTCGTACTTGAGGTATACCTGAAATTTTTTGTGCAAGTCTGTCTATACCAGACTGCAACATGTTTGGAGCTGGTAGTAAATCAGCATCAGAGGTTTCCATTGTATTACCTAGTAATGCTTTAATACCATCTGCACCACCATTTAAAATAGCTTTTATTCTAGCTTTAGAAACTTGTCGTTCTTGTACTAACTTTCCTGAAGTTAACTCGGAAGCATTTCTAACAATCTCTTTATAAGATTTAATGTCTAAGTTTTCTATCCCCATGGTGCGTCATTCATATCGGTCATCTTATATTCTCCATAACTAGGGTTGTAATCCAATCCTATGTCAGCAGCATGCTCTTTTTGCATACGCCTAAAAACCTTCATCGGAAACCAACTAGCCATAACTATATCAGTTTTTTCCTTGTTCCGCTTTGAAACAGGTTTTCCATCAAAGTATAACAGTTGTTGACGATATTTCTGTACCTTTGCGTTAGATTCTCCATCGCCAGTAGGTAGATGTATTTTTCTATTTTCAAATAAATCTGCCATTGCACCTACACCATATAGTGGGTCATGTTTGTTTTTACCTGTTAGGTGTCCTTGTATAGTAATACCACTACGTAGTGTAAATTCTTTTATACCTGCATCTTGTCTTATTGCAGATTGGAAACCGTTTTCTTCTACTATCCAATGTCTGCAATCATACTTGTGTAACCAGTCAGCCATTTGGTCTAAGGCTGCTCTTACTCCCCCACCGCGTCTATTCTCTAAATCTATTAAGTATAACTCTGCTCTGTATTGGTCTATTCCCCATAACACAGATGCTTGGTATCCAGATGATGCAGGGTCAAGTCCTGCTACTAAATACAAGTTATTATACTTTTGTCCCATAACCATATCTGCACGCATACATTGGTCAATAATATTCATAGTAAATATTTGTGTACCTTCTACATAAGCTTGGTTGTAATACACCATCTCGAATGTCTGCCTACCACCTGTTGATTCAGCAGAATGCAACCTAGACATTAACCATTTAAAAGAACGTTTGTTTGACCACAACATACAATCAATATGGTCTGCTTCATCATGTTCTGGTATTTGACAATCTATAGCGTGTGCTGTTTCTACTATTGTTGTAAAGTTATCTGATTCTAATAAATGATTATATAAATCATCAGGGTGCTGTCTTGACCCAATAACAATTACAGCTGTGTGTTCTTCTTTACGACTTGATAGGGTAGTAGTCCACCATTGTCTAGTAGATTCTCTTGCACCTGGTTGCATAGTAGTTTGATGGTCCTCAATGTCATCAGCAATTATTATGTCACAGTCACGTGATAGAATCTTTCCACCCTTACCTACAGCTACCATTGTCGGTGACTTAATACCTGCAACAGTACGAGTACCTACAGTAAACTGATTTTGTGACCAGTTCTTACCAGAGCGGTTATCTGGCTTAAAAGATGTACCTGGTACACAATATGCATCTCTTAGTTCTTCGTTCGTATCAAGCACGTCTAGGACTGCGCTAAGGGCATTCTTAGCTATATCTTCGTTCCCACCTACCCACATGATACGTGTGTTTGGATTCTTGCATATCTGATACACAGCAAAATGTATTAACAGTTCTGTCTTTCCATGTCTAGGGGGGCTTAAGATAAGTAACTCTTTACCGTTATCTATGCTATCTATAATGTTATTTATCCAGTTAGTGTGAAAAGGAGCAGTGTCATACTGCATACCTAGTTCGGTTCGGAAGTATTTTTGTCGGAAGATAGCGAAATTTTCTAATGCATCCTTAGCTTCGGTTGATAGTTCCCAATCTTCTGCAGCTATAGAGTTTCTACTGTCTATCTTGTAGGCAGCGAGCATGCGAGAGACAGTAGCAGACGTGCAACCGAGAAGGGAAGCTGCGTCAGCTACCGTCATATCGCCTGTTGCAACCTGGTCAGCTATTCCTTCGCTTACAAAAGCTCGGTAATATTGACCCCTTCTAACACTAGCATAATCGCCATCGTCAGACTTACGTTCTATATTAATAGGTTTTATGTCAGCTTTTGTATTGTGTCTTTTATCTCTAGCAAATTGTCTTTTTTGACAGGTAGTAGAGTGGAATTTACGTTGTTTTCCTGTTAATTTTTTCCTACAACCCTCTGCTATACAGATTACATTTTGTGACATTTAACTATCTTCCTCTAGATGTTTGTATAGTGAGAATTATATGGTATAGTCGTGTTAATTACAAACACTTAACACAAGTATTTTGTTACAGGTGAAGTTGCAATCGGGATGTAGAAAGCTGCTGACTGGCAAGACAGTACACTAGAAAGACAAAGGCAGTACCCAAGGACTTTAGAACATGTTAGGTCAAACATCTACCCCTAATGCCCGCTAACGCCCGTACTTACTGGGGTTTCTTTAAAGAATTACCAGCATATATTTCTAGACATACGTACTATATATAGAGAGGCTTGGTTAACATATGGTAGTCAAAGACTATACTATGAACAATAAAACAATTAACCTACTAAATTTCTTATATACTGTATCTTACCTTCCAGACCTCTGGAAGTCAGGTAAGATACTTAGTATATACAGTTAAATAAAACAGTATGTAGTCTATTTAAGTTCCCTTACTGCCTAATGATTTCCTATACAATACTATGAACTATGATACGTTCTCTCCCGACTACAAAGTAGTCGAGAACGTCTCGAAGAAAGGTAATTATAATGGGTAAATGTTTTGACTGTGGCGAATATGTTCACGATTTAATTAATGGTGTATGTTACGATTGTGATGCTTGGATAGCAGACAGAGGTAACTGTGAATGTGTTACTACTAAATGTAACATACATTAATCCTATAGATATCTTGAAGTCTTCCCTTCCGACCTCTGGAGGTCGGTAAGACTTCTGGATATACTATATGTATATCAGACATGTTAAACAATTAACAATAATTAGAAAGGAGTTAATATGTCAAATAAAGAATGGGTAACACCTATATGCGGAGTATCTGGACGAGAACTAAAGTTCGAGGATAGATTACAAGCAGCTATGCCTAGATATAGCAAAACCAAGAAAGCTACTACTACTATGTGGTTACACTTGGATAAAACGAATCCACAAGTTAAGGATTTGTTAGACAAAAGATATGCTATAGATAAAGAGCTACTTGAGTTACATAATCAAAGTCCTACTTCACTATATTATAGTGGGCCTAAGACAGAGGTTCAGTCTGTAGAAAATAATGTTGAAGTTATGGAGTCAGAGGCTGCATACTAAACAGTATGTTGTTAGTACCTATCAGCCCTTTGGTAGGTACTATAGAGCATATACATAGATAAACTTGAGGTACATTAGTAAATTCTTGCTCTGCCGACAAGTGCTGGAACAAGACGCTGAGTGATAACGTTATATCACGAAACGGAAAACCAAGATATAAAGTCTAATTGTAAGTAGGGCGATGGAAACGCTTACAAGTCTATGTATTATGTTCTAACTATAAGTAGATAGCTTGTAGCACATAAAAGTAAATGCGTATAGCGAATACGAAAGTATGGTCGCTTTGTAGGTTGAATTCCTACCAATTATGTGTTACAAGCTATTTATAGCGAAGTAATTAGTCAATAGAAAGGAATTAAGTTATGGCTAAATTTAAAACTAAGAAAATATGTAGAGTATGTACGTACCCTATAGTCTTTCATAAAGACGCATACTATAAACCAGGTACGAAACGAGATAGTAGTGGAGAACTAATTAAGTATCCACTTAACATTCATTACGTTGACTGTGCTAACCAAGCATATATGAATGGACTAGACCTATGGGAAGTATCTCGTAGACCATTAACTAAGTTAACACAAATGCGATTGGCATTTAGATGAGATATTGTACACATAATACTTATTCTTATCCATGTTATTGCGCAAGATAAATATTATATACATGTCTGTTAAGTCAGGCATGTATGTATACTATATAACACTATGAAAGGAATACTATGGATAACATAATCGATATCAAAAATGCATTAGATATAATTAAACCTATATTAAATGCATCAGAAATTAATAAACTAAACACGATGATTGAGAATGCAATAACTGCATACCATGAGGGGTTAGTTGACGCAAAGATAGCAAATGATTTAGACGCATTAAATATTACAGCGTCAAAGTTTATCTTTGATGATGCCGACTTTTAATTAAAACATATGCATCTGCACGCTTTACATTTGTCTTGCGTGCATCTGCATACAGACACATATGAAAGGATACTATGGACAAAGCTATAGAAAAATTACAACTATTAAACAACAAACAGTTAACGAGAATAATCTTATGGATATTAAGAGACTTAATTAACTGGAGTAAAAATGATAGAGTGCGTGATGAGTTACGTACACACAGTGCAATGTTACTTGAGGCACTCATATATCAAATCAATAAAGAAACTATAGAGGAGGAGAAATAATGCCTAACTGGGTAACAAATCAAGTAGTAATTACTGGAGATAAGAATAGTATAGATGAACTTTATGATGATATATCTGTAGATGAAGATGTATATTTTCTAGCTAA